TTACATTGATGAAAACTGCTTGATCAGCGTGCTAAGCTCAACAATTGTGGGCTTACCGCTGAGATAATTGGTATCAAGATGATAAGTATTGCCAAGCCAATAGGGCTTTTTGGTCGTGTTATGGCCATGCACCGAAAAATCGATACTAGGGTTTATTACCGGCTTTTTCGCTTTGGTTAAGCTTCTATCCCAAAGTAAAGCGCCAATCGCTTGTTGTATATCTTGTGCAGGGTTTTGCCAATCCCAATCAGCACAGGTGGTATGTGATAAACCAATTCTTAATGTTCCGTATTCAACATAGTAAGAAAGCGGGCAGTTAAGTAGCTGCTTACAGGCAAACGCGAGCTCTTCATTGGTTGCTTCTAGATGCCAGCGGCCGCCATTCTCAACCCATAAACGGTAGTAACCTTTATCCTTTGCAAGTAAAGACTCAAGTAACATATGCTCGTGGTTCCCAAGGCACATATGAACACCAAGCTCTTGAAAACGCGCAAGTAACGCAATGCTGTGCTCACCCCGGTCAATCACATCACCCAATGAAAACAAGATATCTTCGCTGGGGTTAAAAGTAACAGAGCTGAGTGCTTGTTCAAATTTAGTTAAATCTGCATCTAAATCGCCAATAACAAATACACGTTTGCTTTGTTCAAGTTGCATCTTAACTTGAATGGGTTTTTGTGAGGCAAGTGGGCTTTTAACTATATTCAAAATACATTCCTTTAAGCAGCGTGTAGCTCAAGACTATCATAACTCGTTGCTATTTGAGCACTGGGTGGTTATTATCTAGCCTCACTTTTTAGGAGTTACCGCCAACATGAACAACTAAACCTGTTATCCAATTTCATTTTTATCTTTTTGGACTAACAGGGTTAGTAGGCGTTGCTCACTATCACTTTTATTATGTTACATCTCGTGTGATCACACGCTTATGCCCCTGTCATACAGGAGGCACTATGCCACAACTTCAAGCTTTTAATTTATGCTATCAACATGGCAATGGCGATGTTGTATTTAACGACCTTTCATTTTCACTCACAGCTAAAATCACCGCATTAGTTGGCAGGAACGGCTGCGGTAAAACTATATTAGCGTTAATACTTGCTAAGCAAAGAGAGCCAAGCTCTGGTACGGTTGTTTGTAATTCAACCCTCGGTTTATACCGACAAATGAACGATGTAAATCAGGCTGATAACCTAACAATTGCAGAGACTATTGGGCTAGAGCCTGTGTTTAAATCCCTTGATGCTATAAACCAAGGGCAAGTTACAGAGCAAAACTTAACATTGCTTGAAGGTAATTGGGACTTAGCAGAGCGCTTTAATGCAGAACTTGTAAGGCTTGGCGTAAATAGCAAAACCCCTTGCTCACTAAGCAAATATTTAAGTGGCGGTCAGCTTAGCCAATTAAAGCTTTGGGCACTATTTACCTGCATAAAGCCCGATATTTTAATACTGGATGAGCCATCAAACCACCTAGATGCAAAAGGTAAAAGCTGGCTTATAAAGCAAATACACAACTTTAAAGGGCAATTATTACTAATAAGTCACGATCAAGAATTATTAGAGCAGGCCCATGAAGTTTGGGAGCTCACAACCCTTGGGTTAACACAATATGGTATACATTTCCCTGAATACCAAGCACAAAAGCAGCAGCAAGTTGCTGCGCTTGAAAACAAATTAAACTACGTTGTTAAACAACAAAGTAAGCTCAAGGCAGCAGAGCAACTACAAAAGCAAAAAAAACAAAAACGAGCAAGTCAGGGCGCAGCACTCAGAAAATCAGGCAGCCAACCTAAAGTGCTGATGGATGCTAAAAAAGATAAAGCCAGCGCCAATTTATCATCACAAATCAAAAATACCGCTAAGCGAGAGGGTGAACTCACTCGAAATAAACATGAGCTTTCTAGCCAGCTTGAACAAACTAAAGCGCAGCAATTTTACTTAGCGCAATCAAATGAAGCTAAGCACCAAAAAGTACTTACCCTGGAGGAGGTTGTAATAGCTCACGGCACACAAAAACCGTTTAGTTTTCAGGTATTCAGTGATGATAAAATTCATTTAGCGGGCGCAAATGGTACTGGTAAATCAACCTTACTCAAAACCCTGAACTACGACATACCAGTAAAAGCAGGGCAGTTACATTGCAATCAAGCACTCTATTATTTAGACCAACATTTTACATTAATAAACAACGAGTTAACCCTGCTTGAAAACGTGATGACTTACTGTAAAAACCTAGATGAAAGCATCGCACGTACTCTACTTGCCAGTATTGGTTTTAGAAAAGACGCTGTTTTTAAATATGCCGCACTTTTAAGTGGTGGAGAAAAAATGAAGCTCGCCATGTGTATCGTCAGTAATATTGAAAGCACCGCACTTTTGTTACTCGATGAGCCCGATAATCATCTCGACCTAGAATCAAAACAGCTCTTGGCTCATTCATTACAGGGTTTCAAAGGCGGGTTTATACTCGTAAGCCATGATAAATACTTTGTAGAAAGCATCGGCTGTAATAAAGAAATTGTATTATAAAATAGCCATTTATAAATAAGCGTGCTAGGGTGGTTGTAGGTACTATATACCAACCCGCAATAATACTTAATCATTATAAGGGATTAAACCTGTCGCTATTTGCGTTAAAAATTTCTGATTTAGAACAACTAAATAACGAAATTTTTGCCTTGCTATCAACGAGGTTTTATTGCCTCAAAATAGACTACTTAATTAAGCGAATTGGTATTACAAGGAATGACTATGAATTTTACAGCCGCTTACCGCATTTTTACTGCTTTATTCATGCTGATAGTAACCATAGGTTTAGGCATGACGCTGAATGATTTTACCTCGGTGATCTACGTGTTCGTGCCGTTATTACTGATGCTAGTCAGTTCATTTATCCCATTTTTTAAACAGCGAAAACTGCGTTTAATACTGTTTGCAGCCCCAATCGTTATTCTTTACTGCTTTGGTTTTTACCCATGGCTTACAAATTACCAAGATGTCGCCGTTTCATCATCTACCTCAACCCTCGATTTTATCATCATCCCAGTTTGGGCTACCTTATATGGCGCTGGATTTGTGGTATTGCATGAAATAGCGCTGGGTGTTGCTAGGGCGTTTAATTGGGGGAAGTGAAATCGTAGGCTGGCTAAAGATAGCGGGGCGGCTTTAGGTTTGAATCTATTCCATTAAATTAACTAATTATAACTACTAATGATTTGAAACTTAGTTCAAACATTTAAAGTAATATGCTCTTTTCTCTCATCAAAGTACTTGTCTGTAAATTCACTAAATTTTTTATTTAACTCGTTTGTAAGTTGAATGCTGTTAGTAGCACCATGAAAATTTACCAACATTAAGATTAAATCGTGACAATTTTGAATATGTATAAAGATTTCACGTTCTTGTGAGATTTTTGTCGAAACAATCAAACCAGGGATTTCTAATGTACAAAAGAACTCTTCTTTTAAAAAAAATAGTTTAAGGCTTTCGGTTGGTTCACCGTATTCATTCGTTTTGGTAAAGACTCCATTTAAACCAACGTTCTTTTCATGCTTTATGAAGTTATAAAAATTACTAACGTAACTCTTAAAAGCCTCGTCAATTATTGAAATATCAACTTCGTTCACATTCTTGTTTATTGAAGAATGAGGAAACATCTTTTTGTACAAAACTTCAGGTTTAATAGTAATTTCACTTGATGCAAATCGAGCATTTATTGCTTCACAATGCTCGAAGAAATATTTGTAGTGGTTATAAAAATTATTTGCCATATTATTTTGTTCGACTAACCGGTTGCTCTTGGCTTTTTGCTTCGATGAATGAAATCTATTGATCATAACAGCTAAGGTAACTGGTATTGTAAGAAGAGTAATTGGGAATGCGTAATAATTAATAAAAGAAGCAAGTGACTCTGATGATACATGAGGATTGAAAAGGCCATCTATAATGAGGTCTTGAGTTAAAGAAAAAAACAACCAAAAAATAAAACCAAATGGAACTAGTACAACAATCCAGAAAATTCGGTTTTCATGAAGGGCAATATCTTCATCAATACGAATAAAATCTAATATCCAATCCCAAAACTTTTTTAACATACGAGCTTTAAATCCTTTAAAGTATTATTACTCCTTACTATATTCAAAAATATACAAACAACCAAGGTGCGGTAGTGAAATTAAATTTTTAGGTTGCCACGTTTAGAAATGAGCAGTTCATAAAAAGCTATAAATTCGTGAAAACCCAAATTAAGCAAAAAGGGGTTAAAAAACCTTAAAATCTAACGACTAATGTAAGCCGCCGATTGATTTTAGAAAAAAAGACGCAAGATTTTAGAATTGCTCAATTATGTTAAATAGGCTTACGTTTATTTGTTTGAGTGTAATGATTGGTATCTTTAAAGCTTCTTTAAACAATGTTTAAATGAGCTTTAAAGATCTAAGGTTTAAACCGATTTAATAACTTTACTTTCCCATTTAAATGCTCGTCTGCAATGTTCCTTTCCATCAAATGGTTTTGCTAATAAGTCTATAAAACGCATTTGGTAGTAATATCTTTTATCATTTCTGAGTCTGTAACTTCTTGCTGAGATAGATTCAAGTCGCGTTCCGTGGCAAAGGCTGCAAATAAAAATATCTAAACTATAAAGGCAATTGAATGCCCAGTTGTTACCGAATAAAGCAGGGAAAGATAAAACGATAAAAGGGGTTATTAATAGTATTCCGCATAATAGATAGCAAAGTAGGGTTCTTAAAGTTTTAAGCACGTTAGACATAGTTGCCTCCAATAAAAAGGGGCTATAAAGCCCCTTGGTTATTCAATGTTCCAAGCTGTTGCAAAGTGGTCTGTTGCTAAGCTGTGCGCTTCAACAATTTCGGCCTTTGTGCATTCAACCATTACGCCCGTTGGCACATCAGTTGTTGACCAAGGTATAGTGTCGTCTTCGGCAAGCTGCCAGTGCTTAATAAGTGCGTTAGCCATACGTGTAATGCTCTGTTCATCAGCATCAAAGGTTTTGCCCGTTGATATTTCAATCACGGCATTATCAATTTGGCTTTGTCGCTGTAATTTAAAAATCGTTACTTTGTACGGTTCGAGTACTTCATCAACCGTTCTGACTGCAGGTCGAACAGGTTCTGTAGGTAGCGCTTTGGGTTCAACTTCAATCAAGGTGCCATCTTCGGTTGGAATAGGGTCAGGCAAGTTTGCGTTGTACTGTTCGGCTTCGTTTAGTTCAACTAGATAGTCGTAGTACTTACTGGCCCATTCCCATTGCTCGCTATCAATAAACTCTTGAGCAAAGGCATTAATTACATTAACGGGCTGACCTAAAGAAATGACACGTAACAAATCCTTTTCAGTTTTTGGGACGTGTCCTGTCTTAAGTGTTGGTAAACCAAGATCGCTTAAGATTGGTTCGTTATTTTCATCTAATAAAATGAATTCGAGTATCTTGTTATGCATAACGTAAAACTCCTAATGGCTCAGCGCTTCTTGCAGTTCCTACAATCACACTCGTTGCATTGTCATTAATAGTGGTGGAAAGGTTAGGAACAATTGGGATTTGGCTATCTGAATCTCCCCAATTACTTCCGCTGCACACCAGTTCTATAAAGTTAAACTGGGCGTATAACAGACCGTCTTCTTCAAAGACCGAAGACAACACTTTAATACCTAGTGCGCCCGACTCACGGTTATCGAGGTCTATTGGAGCATGTGTAACACCCGCGATCAGGTTTGTTTGTGGGCTAATATTCAAATTAAGTGTTGGGGCATAACCTTTGTGATTATTTGAATACGTGTTTTTTAATACCTTACCAATTAATGATTCAGCAAAGGTTGACCCAAAGGTCACAATGTCACGAACTGTATAGAAAACATCAAAGTATTCTAAGGCTCCTTTCACATCACTTTCGGTTGTGACTTTCGCTTTATAGCGGTAATTCAGAATAGAAATAATGTGGCTAGGATCAATGAACATATCATTTTTCACCGTGTCAGGTGAGGACGTTGACTTCCCATAATTATCAGCAAGTTCTGCTTTCCAAATTCGATTAGCTGAGATAGAGCTAACCAACTTGCGGGTTGCTTCTACCCGCGTAGATTGGGCCATGGATGGGTGACGCCAACCACCAACCCAACCAAGGGCCAGTGTTGGCTCATTGAAGAAATTAACAGGGTCAATTACAACATCGTTTCGCTCAATGCTGCCTCTAAGCGAAGTATCCGTCTTTTTAAGGTGGACCACTAATCCGTTTACTTTACAGCCATTGTCTTGACCTTCGGTTTGAAGAAATGCTGCACCAATTCTCGTTACCGTGGACTTAACATAAGTACCAGCTTCTGTTTCACAGTAGATCTCATCACCAACAGCAAAGTTACTCGTTTCATTACCATCAAAATCAATATATGTATTGTTATTTGTGTTGGTTGAACTTTGATAAATCATTACTTGAGTTTCACGTTCAAGACCTGGTGCCAAATCTCCTTGCATTTCGTTTACACGTTTCTTAGCTTGGGTAATTGTGATCCCTTTAGCTGAGTAACGCATATCTCTAGAAATTCCACCTTGACCACCATTATAAACAGTGTCATGAAAACGGTTGTCTAAACGTGAAAGAATCCCCTCACCATTGGCCGTTGTACCAATGTTACCCGTTTGTTCATTCGTTGATTTAATACCACCGTCAGAGGCTAGGATAAAATTATCTGCTACAGTGTTGGCTACTAACGCATCACTTGACCAATAGTTACGTTTTAGTGAGTTACCAGAGTTAGAGGCAATCCAAGCGGCACCATACGGGTTGCTTAAATTGTTTGCCCCTTGGTTCAATCGATTAAAACAACCAATAACCAAGGCATAACACTCACCATCAGCAACGTTTAGATTTGTCGGTAAACTTGCACCACTTTGTGTTGCAACATAAAGCCCTTTTAAATCCTTAAGATCTCGGCCTTTGTAATTTTCACGGAATGTACGATTGTTGATATTTGAAAACGACCCCGTAACACCACCCGTAAAAGTATTAATATCAGAATCAATACTGTCTAAGTTACCTTGCGGTTTTACATAAGCTTCGGCTGAAAACATGAATGGATCAGAGTACGTTTTAACCGCTTTTCGTGCATCAATAGCAAGCCAATCACCATTACCAGCACCTTTAATAAATCGAACTCTAATGCAGTACTGGTACCATTTACCTGTTCGGTCATCAAACATAATATAATGCTTAAGATTGGCGGCAATTGTTTTACGCTGTGTATCAGTGGCAGTGAGCCAATTAATACCTTTACCTACACGAGTATCACCTTTATAAAAACCAAAATAACTTGATGGCCGCGTCGTATTTTGAACCGTATTGATACCCTCAATTTTAGAGGCGGTACTTTGAATTGCACCGTAAGCATACACAAAAGGATCTGCTTCGGTTATTTCACGTTTGAACATTTCAATAAATGGTACGTCTTGACGACGTATAACCACTTTATTTGTTGCTGTTTCTGAAGCAAAAGCAATAGCAGCACTGGCATGTTTTACACTTAAACCCGTTGCAGTATCAAAGGTTCGTGTCCCGTCTTCGGCTTCAGGCATGTGAAGTGTTGCTTCAAGGTGGGCAGCATCCGTTGCAATGTCTTTTAAATTAAACTCAAGCCCAGCTACAACTATTATAGCTTCGCCTGTTTCAGCGGTTCCACCCGTATTGGCATCGTCAATTTTTCGACCCATATATAATTGATTTGATTTTAAATCGTTGGCGACCCATAACCCTTGGGCTAAGTTTAAATTTGATACCTGAGTTTCTCGGCCCAATGAAATAAACCCATTGTCATACCTAGCCAAGTTTGCTTTGCGTAGCGCTTCTATGTCCTTAGTTCGTAATGCCCACGGGAAGGGATGGGTGGCATCCATTTGTGCTTGGGCTTCATTTTCAATTTGCTTAAGGGTTTTAACTGTTGTGGTTGTACCGTCTTGATTACTAAACGTGACGGTACCTGTTTTGGTTTGCCAGTCCTGCATTGCAGTAAAATTGTTATTCACCAATAGATTTGCATTTGTCAGTGCATCTACAGCTTTCTTAAATGCACCAGTAGTAGGGATCACAATACATTTCTGATTGTTTTGATTGCTGTTAGGCCAGTTCTCAACAAGTTCTATTAATTGCTCGTTGGTTGCACTGACATAAGCGCGATTGATTTCAACAATGAAGTTGGCGATAACTAAAAAGTCACCATCACCCACATTAGCGATACTTTCGCCGCTATTGATTTTAACGACTTTAGAGCCGTTATTAATGCTGGCCTGTGAGGCTGTAAAAGCTGCCATAGTTAGTCCTCTGTCGATACTAATGTTAGTTTTTGAGTTGGTTTATAACTACCGCTTGTTGCCAGTGCATTGCGGCTCGTTATAGCGAGTTTGTAAGTTCTATCGGTGGTTGTTTTCTTGTTGTCTGTATAGGTGAATGAACCGGAACAGCTTTGCGTGCCAATCCAGTCATACATGTTTGATTCACCGTCATAGATATTGTGTACGCCAGATTCACCCGTGAAACTTTGCGTTTTACGGGTAATCCAACTGCCCGATACATTCTCATAAAGAGCAATGGTGTATGATGGTTCTGAAGGCGCTGAAACAGGTGAACTGCTTCGGCCTGAGCCACGCGAAGTGGCCATAAGAGAACACACGATATCTATAACGCCACCATTTGAACCGAATGGTCCAATTGTTACATTGGCTGTAGATGAAAGGTCCGACGTTGTTAGTGCAGTGCTTAATACACCGGATGAAATAGCGCCACCGAAGTAGGCATTACCAGCAGTATCTTTCCACTCAATCGCATTTGCTTTAGTAAGTGCGGCTAAGTTCGGAAGGCCCGCACTCATGATTTTTGGCCCAAACCAATACCAAAGGTTATCTGGACCAAAGCCAGTGGCGAGTTCAATTTTCATGAACGCACCGCCTATCAAGTCAATGCGCGGTGATTCCATACGTGAACCAGCTCGAATTGCACGTGCATCAAGGGTATCGTCGATAATGGCGCTGCCATGTACTTGTAATGTGTAACTAACCCACGAAGAACCATTAAATCGTTTTGTCGTTTGAATAGCTGGGTCGGATGATTTGTAAATCGTGACACGATCATGAATAACGGGTGAGCCTGGTACGTTCGCATTCGCGACTGAATCAGACCACGCTCCTGATGATGTCGCTACATCAACAGTGATAGAACCACGAGTACCATCAGCGCCATCTTGACCGTTTAGACCATCGTTTCCGTCTTGGCCATCATTACCATTTTGCCCGTCAGCGCCTTTATCACCTTTAATGATGTATTCGACAGGTGAGGACCACCCCGTATTAGTCCAGGCATTATCTACTAATCGCCAACGTGTTTTTGACACCCAGGTAATTTGCCCATCGATATAAACAGGGGTATCAGACCAATAAGTAGGGAAGGTTTCAGATGTGCCATTAAAAGAACCACCTGATGGTGTTGAAGGTTTAGATGGAGCAGCTATAAATATGTAACTAACAAAGCTGCCGTCATTACCATCAAAGTAATCTGTGCCTTTAACTGGTGTATAACCGTCTGAACCGTTTTCTCCATCTTCGCCATCGCTTACAATTACACTATTACCTTCACCGTCGGTGATTGTGTAGGTACCATCCCCGTTATTTGTAACTGTTGGTATAGGAGCATTTTCACCATCACGGATTGTTATTTGCTCGGTACCATTACTGATAGTGTAAGAACCGTCAGGGTTCGTAGAGAATGTTGGTGTGATCCCATCTTTGCCGTCTTGACCATCGATGCCATTTGTACCATCTTTACCATCTTGCGCTTTGATATCATCAAGGTTTCGTACTGTGTGGCCATCACTCAGAACTAAACGGCCTTTAAATACATGTACAGGATTAGACGGGTCGGTGTTATCAATATAAGAGGTCGGATAGAACTGACCATCAACGACAACACCAAACCGGAGCAGGTCGGCACCAATATCAATGTTGCCTGTCTCGCCATCGTTGTAACCGGCTATCGAGACAATGCGCCCGTTGTTGTCGAGCGTCCAGCCGCCACGCGCCACTAATTTACCTTCAACGGTTTCAAACACTTGGCGCAGCTGCTTAATACTTGCAGTACTTTCACCGTTGCTGATCTGAAGGTTCTCGATATATTCAGCTAATGGGCCTGCAAGCCATGTTCCACCATCCGCCACACATTGTACGGCATCCTTTTCACTTGTGATTTGACCTTCAGCATTTACGCAGTAACCAACTGCTGTACGGGTGTATTGCTGGGCTGTTGATACGGCGGCACTTCTAGCGGCTTCAGTGTCTTCGTCGATTTTTGCTGTTAGCGTTTGTTGTAACTCAGTATAAGCCTGCTCTTGACTTGCAAAGGTTTCTGCCACTTCATCAAATTGCGAAATAGTATCGGCAACGAACGATTCAAACTCTTGGTCGCGAAGTGTGTTCGCTTCATCAATCGTCGCTATCGCCGTTGTAACATCACTAAAACGGGCACTCACATTTTCAAACGTTGCTTGATAACGTTGGTCGCGTATTACACTTGATTGGTATTGGTTAGATACCGCTTGATTTAAGCTCGTAATAATTGCTTTGCTGTCGTTAAACAGCGCAGCCAGTTCCAGCTGCTGCTGTGCCAGGCTTTCAACTTCTGTTGTTTGGGCTTGTAGTTTTTCGTTTGCAAAGGCTGCTTTAACGTCGAGCTCTGCAAGTTCGTTATCACGAATTAAGGCATTATATGCAGCAATCACAGCGTTTAAGTCACTTGCTTGCTGCGCTTGGTTTAAGCCTTGAATTTGCATGATACTTGTCGATATTGAGCCTTCAGCGGCATCTAAGCGCTCTTGTACGTCTGAAAACTTAGCGTCTACACCGTCTTCTTGTTCGTTATATGCAGTAATACGCTGTGCAATGTAAGCCTCAGCACCATTAATAAACTGTTGAGCGTTGTTTGCTTTTTGGAGAGTGTCATTGTCTGCAAATTGCTGAAGGGTCGCGCTGATTTTGTATGTAGCATCAAATGTATTTAGTGACTGCTGTACATTACTTTGAGTTTGGAAGCCTTGCAGCGTAACCCATGCCGCGCTAATTTCTACAGCTCTTTGAACTGCAGGACCATCAACCCACGTATGTCCTGCGGCATCACAGGCTACGGCATCATCTTCATCAACACGGTTTCCTTGTTCATCAACACAATAACCAGTTACAGCGCGAGTAAACTCATTGGCTGTGGCAAGCATGGCTAAATCTTGGGTTTGAAACTCAATACGTAACTGAGAACCCATGCTTGCACGGGCTTGCTGCTCTGTTAATAATGCTTCATCAAGGGTGCTTATATCTGTTTCAGCTTCGCCCATGCGAACGCTTAGTTGCTGCTGTGCTGTGGCCGTTACACTAATATCATCGGCATTTGCTTGTATTAAATCATACGCAAAGGCGATGTTATCGTTGATACCATTTGGTTTATTAACAAATTGCGTAATGATGTTTTCAATAGTGCCATTGGCAGCATCAACCCATTGCTTTGCTTCTTTGGCTGCGTCAATAATGCCATCTTCGTTGATTTGCTGAATGGTCGCTGTAACACCGTATTGGCTATCAAGTGTGCTGATAAACTGCTCTACATTAGACGCTGTTTGATAACCCTTATCTGTGACAAATACCGCCGTATATTCATTGATGAGATCTATCAATGGACCATCAATCCATTGATGACCTGCAGCGATACATGCCATTGCATCTATTTCATCTACGCGGTTTCCTTGTGCATCAACACAATAGCCCACCATTGCCGTTAATTGCTCATTCGCCTGGGCAACTGAGCGTTCACCTTCACGTGTAATTTCAGCGCGCAGGGTACGTTCAGCGCTACTGCGTGCTGAGCGCTCATTAGCAAAAGCTTGGTTTAAGCTTGTTAAATAGGCTTGGTTTTGTGCAAAAGCACTAACAAGCTCTAATTGTTGCGATGAAATAGAGGCAACATCATTGGTAACAGCAGTGAGCTTTTCATTAGCAACAGCTAAGCTATAGCCTTGCTCAGCTAAATCCTTGTCTTGTTGCAGCTGGTTATATGCCTGGATAATGTCTGCTAAGCCCTGGCTTTTAACATCAAGTTCAAGGCCGCTGATTTGGCTAACACTTTGGCTTATTTCGCCCTGGATTGCGTCTAGGCTTCGCTCAGCAGTCGCAATTCGCTCATTAACGCCATTTTCACTGTTTAAAACACTGTTTACTTGCTCGCGTATCTTGGCATTAGCACCATCAATCCAAGTTTGTGCGGCATTCGCCTTTAAGATTGTGTCGTTGTCAGAAAATGACTGTAATACAGCACTAATATTGTATTGGGTATTAAACGAGTCTATTAACGCTTGAACGTTACTTTGCGTTTGAAAGCCTAGTGCATTGACCCAAGCCGTGGTTGCGTACTGGGCCATGATACCGGTGCGCGCATTTATATCATTTTCAAGTGTTGTCGTGCGCGCGGTAATGTCAGCAAGGGCCAAGTCGTTCGCGCCACGTTTACCAACTTCTATCGAGTCGATATCACATGAGCCTAAATCAAACGCAAGGCTAGTGATTGTACCCGCATAACCTGCTGTGCCAGTTGCATCAAGGGTCAACGTTTCCCAATCATCCGTCGTTGGCTCACGTAAATGGAGTAGGGTAGCGCCACCATTAAAGGTGATATTCCCTTTCCATGTTGAGCCCGTATGCTTACGCACACGAATACGAAACATCGGGTTTTCTGATGCATCAAAGCTGACTGTTGGTGTCACAATTTGGCTCGTCGCGACAATATAGCCTTGTGCGTTATGGCTATCCGTGCCCGTAAAGCCTTCAACGCCTGTATTAAATTGCCAGCTGTAGGCAGGCTGTAATGCTGCAAGGGCACCGGCTATTTGGCCTTCAACTTGTGCAAAGGTCGCCCGTTGATTGATTTGGGCCGCTTGAATGACTAACGTTGCTTCGGCTTGCGTAATACGGTTTTGTGATTGCGCTATTTGCTTCGCATTGAGCGTAATTTTACTTTCTGCACCTTCAATAAGTAGCTGGGCGCTTTCAAAGCTTTCATCTGTGTAGGCATATGCTCGATTAACGATAGTGCCGGTATCTTGATCAACATACACAGCCGCATCGATTAAACGCTCATTGTTAAACGCTCTGCGTTCGTATTCATTACGCCAATTTGTATAAGCGCTCGATACATCGATGAGCGTTAAGCCTAAGTCCTGCTGCTGTAGGCGCTGGTTTTCAATAGCGATTTGATTAATTTTGATTAGCGCAGGTAGGCTGTTGTTCTTTGTTGCATCCAGTACTTCAGTGACACGCTCTAAATCATTTATTTTACTGTTTGATTGTGCAAGCTGGCTTTGTAAGTTGTTTGGGTTCTCTTCATCAATGACCTCTACTTTTTCAGCAAGGCCCGTAATCGCATCAATATTCTTAGCAATAAGCGATGGTAAGTTATTCTCTGTTTCAGGGCGTAAACGGTCGACTTGCTGATTAATATCGTTAATTAAATTTTGTGCTTCTTGGCTTAAACGCGTAAGGGGAAGCTCGTTGATAAACTCGGTTAAGTCGACTGTCGTTGTAGTGGCCGATACATCCACCCACGCGGATGAACCTAAGTGGTTCACACTGCGTACTCTAAAGTTGTATTCGGTTTCGCTCTTCAAACCAATGCGGTTATAAATCTGTGCTAAAACACGTTCACCCGATTGCGGCTGTGCGGTTGTCCCTAAGAACTCCCATTCAAACTGGGTACCAATGCCTGCAGCAGCAAGCTCGGCTGTCAGGGTGATTTGATTGTAATCAGCTAGTACGTGCACAACCGGTATCGATGGGGTAAGTACGCTAAACTGCACACCGACTGTATCAGAGCGTTGGCCAAAAATATTTCTAGCGCTAATACGAGCCGTGTATTCACCAAGTGCCAGCTTAGGGATAGTGACTTGTGTGTACGTTACAGTTGTTTTAAATACAGGCTCTGTTGATGATGTATTAATAAACTCAACATCGTACTCATGTACAGCAAGCGGTGTAGGGTGGTTCCACTTTACAATGCCGTTTCCATCACCATCAATCGTTACCCGTACATCAAAAATAGGCTGTGGACGGCCCACCAAATAATCACTGTTTGGTGTTAAATCTTGTGCGCCTGGTATTAGGTTATCACCCCACAAGCCTGGGCCATCTTCGATACACATTAGCGTTACGCCGCCATCTAAACGAAAACGACGCTCTGTAACTCGGTAGATTTTATTGGTGATCGATTCACTTGGTAAGTTTAAGTAAACAGTTCTACCAACAGCTGCAGCCAAACCTTTGTGCTTAAGGGGTAATTCAATTTCACCTAAGCGTGTTTGCTCTAGGTGTATGGTCGCTAAGCGCTGTGCGGTGGTGCTACTTCTAACAAAGGGGAGCGTTATTGATTTTTCTAGTATCTGATTATCACGTTCCTGGTATGCAGCTGATATCACCGGTGGCGCATCTGTGCGTTCATAGTTTTGTTCAGGATCAGTGAATGTGGCACGCACAACGTTAGCACGGTCGCGTAAATCCGCGTGCCATTTAATTTTAATGTTACCGTGAACATCATCTGTATTAATGGTGTAAGTTGGGTTGCCATACCAAGCACCAACACGCACATACCATTGGCCCATTTGGCGAAAAATCTTACCCGCAAAACAGGCTTCAAGTTGGTTTAATACATCAAGGGGTTTAGTAGTGAATGTAAAGCTGCCATTGGTTGTATAACGTGGCTCAGTCGTGACATTACCGTCTTTATCAGTAAACTCGGCCTCTTCATCACATACGTTAATAGCGGCAATCCACCATTCAAGGGGTAAGCGCTCAAAAGGGACTTCATGCGCCCCATAAAAGCGTACATAGTGCAGGGCACATAACACCGCATTTTGTGACCAAAGCCATGTGGTTTCATCATCAGGGTCTTGATTTGTATCGCGCGGGTCCCACACCCGGGCACCGCGAATTAAAAACTCAGTATCGCTAATGCCATCCGGAAAGACTTCACGGTTATTTTCAAACTCAACAAAAATGTGTGCTTGGCCATACCCGATGTGTTCAGCAGTCCAACCTGCCATTTTAGCAACAGCTTTACTGTTCGCGGTTGTGTGTCGGCCATCACTTAATTCATAGTCCCAGCTCTCGCTTGGGTATTCAGTAAGCGGCTTATCAGCAATGTAGATTTCTTCGAGGGCATCAATCGGGGCACCATTAATTAGCACCACCATTTGAACAAATTTCTTTTTATCGCGCTCAACTTCAGCTTGGTGAGCAATAACCCCACCAACACGGTCACGGCCAAAAGTAATGCGGCGTGGTTGGTCTATACCTTTTTGTAAACCTTTAGCAAGTGTTGCAAGGTCCTCTTCAGGCACATCAGGGGTGAGCGAGTCCCACAATGCGCCCACCGTCTTATCATAGATACTACGACCAATGCCGAATAAGTCGCCGCCAGTGTCTACTACAGTATCGACAACTTTAGACATTGCGCGGCTCCAATGGGTAAACCGCTTTTACGCAGCTCATAGGTTTAGTCACAAGTCCATTTTCGCCAACACATACAACGGCATTAACTGTCACAATTCCGCCAACAAGCTCGCCGTTAAATTCAACAAGGGCGCAATCACCACGGCGCGCATACGAAACGGGAATTTCAGGGTTTAAACGGTCTTTAAACACACTTTGAACATCGTTTAAACCGCGTTTAAAGAGTTGTTTAAATGCGCCATTCTCAGAGCGGTACTTACCACGAAAATCTGCAGCAACGTCTTGGCCTGTCGCAAAGCGAACCCAATCAGCCACGAGTAGGCAGCAATCATTTTTGCCCCACTGAAACGGCATGCAATTACGTTGGTTTATAAAGGCGGCTAGTTTAACGGTGGCGTTCACGGCGTTTATTTCCTATGTAGTTACCAGGTTGTGTGTCAGGTAGGTTTTGTTTATTAGCAGACGCTTGCTCACTAAAAAAAGCATCATCAGGGAAGAGGGCGCGTTGTGTGGCATCATTCCAGCGCTGATGTAAGCGTGATTCTTTCCAGCGTTCACTTTCACCCGCCACACTTAATTGCACTTGTGATACTGCGCCGCGCTCTACATCGCACGCCACAATGTAGCCACTTTCAAGCAGCTGGCTTTGGCTTACGCGGTAGTGTTCATCCACGGTAACAAGGTAGATTTCGCAGGTGTGCCCAATAGGGTCATTTTCAGCGACTTCAGCCAGTACAGCAGTGTCTTGGGTATGCAGGGTTAAGCGAATACGAGCGCTGTCGTTCTTATCATTAGCGGGGATTTCACTGACGGTGCCCAGCATGCCTAAGCCATGCCAGGTTAAGTTTTTAAAGCGACGTTCACCCACACCTGTATGCAGTAATACATCACCGCTTTTAAATGCCAGGCGAACAAAGTAACGGGCGCGACCACTAGTGGCTAAATCAGCGAGTAACCCAGCGTTTAACGACTCCATTAAAACGCCTCCCGTCCTTTAATTTTCCAACTGGTGACAATGCCTTTTTTGTATTCAGCGCTATCGATGCCCTGGTTATTATCCGCAAGGCGAAACAAACCACGCGGCTGCTTAAAGGTGATTAAGGTGTTATCAGCAGGGATTTTACGCAGGGGTGATTCAAACACGACAGTGGCACGGCCAAGTGAATCACTGACCAAATCACCGGTTAAAATCTTTAGTTCTGTATTTTGGCCAACACCCACTTGCATACGTTCGCCAGCAACCAACAAGGTTTGGTTTAGCGGTAAACCATCAATATTTAGAATGTTACCGTCTTGATTTGCACCACGCACATACCCAGTAAAATCTTTATCAAGTTGCTCGCGACGGTAATCAAATAGGGTAAAGGTACCCACTTGGCCACGCAGGCTTGCAATAAACGCATCAAGCGCCAATGCTTCACGCTCAGGCACATTGGCTAATTCAATTTCAAACTCCCAGTAAGCACCCTCAAGGTCATACACCTCAGTGGCGTTATTGGCTTTGTTTAAATGCACTTGGCTATTCGGCACTAACTTAAAGTTAGAGCGTTTAGGGCGTTTGGGTAAGGGGAGTGGAACTGTCATTGTTACCAGGCTTTAAGTAAAACACTGGTAACGAGTATAAAATTTAGGGGAGTAGCTTTCGGCTGGAAACCGCTTTACATACAGTATATGTAAAGCGTATTTATAATAGCTAATTGATGGTAAAACACAATCTTATTTTGGTATTCGGACTTAAGCAGCGCCACGTATAGAGCGAATAATTGCACCATTACTTTGAATGTTGGCTACAACAACACCCACCACTTCACGCGCAATGTCTTGGCCAATAAGCTGAGCACTTTGTTCATTTGCTGAGCCTTTTACGTTAATTTGGTTTGTTATATTTAACGTAACACCACGACTAACTGTATCATTAGCTGCAGCAGTTCCTGCGTTATAGCGGCGCGCCATTTGGCTAATTTCAATGTTTTGTTTAGGGCTTAATACACGCTCACCACGTTGTAATACATAGGTTGATTCATTAGGTACGTAATCTAAACCACCGTGCGCAATACCTGCTGGCTGTTGATTTTTAATTTGCCTAACTTGCTGTAAGCCAAGACCGACTGCAGCAGCTGCAGCGACACCACCTAGCACAGGGCCCACAATCGGAATACCTGCAAGAGAGTTAAAAGCAGCCGTGGCACTTTGGTAAGTATTGATAATGGCTTGTGCTATAGCAAACGCTTTATATGTCTTAAACGCAGTTTTGCTTTGGCTTGCCATGGTTTTGAATGTGGCAGCACCTAAACCGATAATAGCCTGTGCTTTGTCTGCTTCAGTTTGTTTTTCAAAATTAGCGAAGGCAACAATGTTACTTTGTAGGGCACCGGCATAGCGGTTCTTAATTTGAAATAAGCGCTCTTGGTGTGCAGCCTCATCAGCTTCACGCTGAGAATAATAGCCGGCAGCTGCATTTAATTCAGTTTGACGTTCAAGATCACGAATTTGATTATCAGCGTTGTATTGCAGCTCGCCACTGTCATCGTTAGCAGCCAAACCTAAAGTAGCGCGGCGTTTTGCATCAACGCGTGCTTGTTGCCTTGCTTGCTCAACACGTAGCTCATTATTATAGGCTGCTAGTTGCTCTCTATCTGCAAACCCTTTAATGATCGCTATACGATTATCTAGATCTCTGCGTAAGTCATTTTTACGCTTTTCTTCAGCTTGGTTTTGAATACGAATTTTTTCAGCTTCACGCTTTTCGACTAGCGCTTTTACATCGTCAGAATACTTTGTGTCTAACTGTTTAAGTATTGCATCGTATTTTGCTTTATTAGCTACATCGTTTTCACGGGCAGTGATCACCATTTGGCGCTGTTTGTCGTAACTGATCTTTAGCCTTACTTCCTCACCCGCTAAGCGCTCTTGTAACCGTTTTATATTCTCTGGTAATTCAGATGCAGATTCAGGTTGGTCAGACTTAGGTGCGGTCCACTTAATCTCGCTTAAATTCTTTTCAAAGTTAGCAATCTCTGTGGCCGTGTCCATTAACTTAGCGCGTAACTCTGTTTGCTTATCAATGTACGATTCTAAACTTCTTATTTGACGGCTATAGGCCGATGCAGCACGCCCAGTAGGTGCTTGGTCTTGTTGCGCTTTTAAATCAGCAATTTTGCTATAGGCATCTTCAATATTTTTACTGTATTTACTGATTTCATTTTGATTATTACGCAGCTGTGTAGTGGCTTTTTTATTGGCAAGTGTGTCAAAAGCAGTAGAAAGATCATAAAGGTTTGTTTCAAGTTTTTTAGCGGCCACGCTTGAGGTATCACTTTGACTTGCAAAATAGGCAAGGGCGAGGCCAGCGGTCATGATCACACCGACAGGGCCACCTAAAAATCCCATGGCAACACTTAAACCACGTGATGCAATCGTTGCTCTAGTCGCCGCGACAGTATATGCATTTGTTGCTGCAGTTAGGTTAGCTTCAGAGGCTGCAGCTCTATTGTTCGTTGCGGCTAAACGTGTAATGGCCATTGCACGCGTACCAGCAGTTGATGCAGCTGCTAGTTGGCGTTTTGCCGCTGCATTTTCATATAACGCACGTTCCCGCTCAGCAATCGCATTTACCTTGGCTTGTTTAGCCAGGGCAGCATCAGCAAGTATTGCTTGGTTTTTTGCGGCTACATTTGCAATGTACCCTTGCGCACTTGCAGCCAAGCTTGACACTAAACGCCCAGCTAGAACTGTTGCTAACGCGCCTGTTGCAAATACTAAGTCATCTACAACCTCTTCGTTCTCGCGTAAATACGCCATTGTATCGGTAATACTGTCTACAACACTGGTAACAGCAAAGTTGACTGGCTCTTCATATTTACGGATTAAGCGCTGATATTCATTGCCCATTTCAGCAAAGCTTGCGTTTATCTTGCCTTCAGTCGCTTCAGCTGCACCGGCATAATCTTCTAGCGCTTTGATCAAATAGTTTTTGAACATTTGGCTTGTTACTTGGCCATCGTTCACCATTTGTCTAAAACCGCCAGCGGCTTTACCTGCTGCTTTATCGAGTTTTTGTAATAAGCCAGGCATTGGCTCAGTGACTTGGTTTAGCTCTTCAGCACGTAACACACCTGCAGTCATACCTTGTGTCATACCAAACAAGCTTTGGCCTAGTTGTACATTACTAGCACCTGTTTTAGCGGCTGCATTCGCCATACCTTCAAGTATTGCAATACCTTGCTCTTGGGTAACAACCCCCGCATCTTGAAGCGTTAATATTTTACTGTATGAATCGGCGAGGGTGGTGTAACTGGTATTCAGTCGGTCAGACGTTTCAAATAAATAGGCTTGCACCTTTTCATATTCACGCACTGAGCTTGTTAAGCCCTTTAGGCGGGTATCGAGAAGTTGTGCAGCACCGGTATCACGTACAAACATGGTCGCGGTACCAATACTCACAAGGGTAGTGAGCGTTGCACCTAATTGGCCGTAAGCCGTATTCATTAAACCGAGCTGGCGCGTCATCGCACCTTGTTGGCGCATCACAGCTGCTTGGCTTACACCTAATTGTTGATTGGCTGCAACTTGGCGTTGAATTGCTGCAGGCACACGATTTAAGTCGCTAACCGTTTTTCGTGTCAATACCTGTTGTTGCCTAGCCGTTTTAGCATACGATAACGCAGCTTTATTTTGAGCTGTAACTTGTCTCTGAATTGACTCTGGAACACGATTTAATTCGGTTACGCTCTGTCTTACACTTGCATTATTTTTTGCCGAAGTTGTTTTTTGAGATACTACTGATTTTTCATTTGCAACAGTTTGTTTATCTATTGCTTTGGGAAGAACATTTAACTCATTAGTGTAATTACGAACAGCGTTACTCTGTTGCTTCATTGCTGCAGCTTGGCTTACACCAACGCGTTGATATGCTGGTATTTGTTCATGTATTGCTATGGGGACTCTGTTTAAAGCAGAAGTTGTTTTATTGAAACTATCAACTTGCTTTGCAGACTCGTCTTTAGCAACCTTTGACTGCTCTTTTGCCGTTTCTTTAATGCGATTGATATCATTAACATTCTGGCGCGCACCTGCAGTAACAGCTTTGCCGTCATAACTTAAGCGTAACGCCAAATTCAAGTTGTTGCTCATCAGGTCGCCTTATTAATCCAATTATGGTGCGCTCTAGTGTTTGTACTTTGTCAAAGTCGGGTGGGGTCAGTGTTATGTTTGCATAGCGCCATGCAATATCAGCCCTGGCATAATCAAGGGCAAACTCAACCCCGTTATTATCTAACTGCCATTGACTCGATGCGGTAGTTATAGCGATTACTGCAACGTGATTAGCCGGCAATACAAATAATGTGTCGTCTTTGTCGTTTTTAGGCGCAGCTTTAACAGGTGCGCCAAAATGGGCTTCGTCGTCATCTAATGTTTGGCTTTGTGTTGCTAGGTCGCCCACAAACCACCTAGCAACATCGTTTAGTTTTTTTCCTGTACACGGTATTGCGCGTTAATACACTCAACACTGAGCCGTGCGGTTAAACCTGGATAAGCAAGCATTTCTTCAAGTGTGTCGGTTGCAAAGGGTACTTGTTTGCCTTCGTCAACAAACTCATCCCAGCCAATAAGTAAGTCACGAACAATTTCCTTATCATTCGCGCTTTGTTTGCCAGTAAGTTCTTCAAGCGTTTGTTCATCAACAATTTTAATTTTCGCTGTGAATTTGAACTGCACCCCCGCAAAGGTAAAATTTAACGGTGCTTCAGCTGATGTATTTTTCAATTCTTCTAAAAGTCTTAATTTCATTTTTAAGTTCACTTATATTCATTAGTCAGTCGTTTAGCCTCATCCTTTGCGGCTTTAAAACTACTAAATTTAAGAATGCCACTGCTATCTTTGCAGTAACTTGGCGCTTTTCCCTTTTGCTTCGCAATGACCGTGTAAAACTCCACGTTCCCTGTATCGATGTTTGTGACGTTGACAGCTTGAAAACGCATGGTATTACTCAAATACAATGGTGAGTTCATCGTAACCCGCACCACTGGGTACCAGCTTTCCATCAAACTCATAGCCTGTTAATTCAGAGTCAAGGCTTGTGTATTTAGGGTGGGGCATTTGATAGCGTCCAATAATGGTGACTTTTTTACCTGCAGCGGTACCGTGCGTAAATTCGAACAGTTGCACTTGGCCAACCGTTGCAAAGGGGTTGAAGCTTGCCAGTTCTTCAGCTGTAAGTGTAAAGTTGGCACTGCTTTCATGACCGGTGATCATAATTTCTTCGTGGTTAATGGCACGGTCAAATACCACGTTATTACCCAAATCAACGGTAAGCTTGTGTAGGGTCCGCTGAACATCATTTAACTTAAAGTCAGAGCTATTACTTACACCCAAAACTTCAGGGCGAACCCAACGGTCCCAATCAACAACCGGTGCAGCAGCACTTGCAATAGGCGCACTAAATAAGCCTTTAAATTGCCAGTTAAGCATTGGCTTACCTTTTTCAAGCTGTAAGCTCACATTACCTTTCATTTCACTGATTGAGTGCGTGTTCTTACCAAAGCGAACTAAGCACTTAACAGCAACAGCTGCACCTTTCGTAAATGTCACGCTACTCGCATCAGCAACTTGCACCATGCCACAGGCAAGTAATAGGGGCGCAAAGGCAGGCTCATTACCAGCCGTGCCGCTCATAGCAAGAGGCGTTTTAAAGTTAAGGCTGATATGTTCACCGTAAAACGTTTCTAAGCTTGCACCGCTGTGGCTTGTTTCTAGCTCGTCTTTTTCGCTTTCGTTCTCGATGGCAAGTTCAACTTCACTTGCGTAAATTGCATGCATGCCTGTGAGTGTGGTGCCCAGGGCATCGGCTAAAATTAGTTTATCTTTAAAGCGCCAGCTCATGATTTACTCTCCACTTTAATTAACTCGCCATCTTTCAAGTTAAATGCGCCAGCAAGCTCTGTACGAGATGCCTTATTACTCGAAAGTACCTTGTTTACATTGTTCGCAATGGCCATAGCACGAGACACTTTAGGCTCTGTAATAACAACGCCTTTTTCTGGTGCGGGTTTTGTCGATTGCGATTCGGTTTGTTTGCTCATGGCATCACCTTCACAGTTACGGTATGAATACCAGTTACGCTGAACTGGCACTGATAAATTAAGTTGTTTGTTTCTTTGTTAAGCTCAATAGTGCGGCCTTTATCTAGCTTAATCGGGTCCCATCCTTGAAACTGGCAACCGGCTATGGCTTCTTTCACTTGGCCTCTTAACTCTTTAATTTCGGTATTACTGGTTGCGTTGCCCGTTAGGCAAGGAATAACAATCATCACTGCAAATGTTTCATGTACCTGGTATTCATCAAGCCCTGGTACTTGGTTTGTGTTCTGGTTATCTTCAGCAAGGGGCAAAACAAATAGGTGCGAACTATGCACCGCACGTTTCCTCACTTCGTTAAAGTCACTTGAAAACCCAAGCGTTGCTCTAATTGCAGATTGTTTAAGGACGGTTTCGACCTTGTTTAAATCAAAGTTAAATGACATTTAAACCCTCTTTAAACTCACTTTAAATTAACCAGTCTTCAACGATGTCGTTAATCTCTGCTTCTTGTATTGCTGCAATACCGAGTATTGGTCGCGCAGGCAGCTTTACGCTTTTATTGCGGCCAGCTTCACCACCAAAGTGGTGTATGGCGGCATACTTTTCACCAAGGCCATGCACTAACGTGTTGTAGCTCACGTTGTGTGTAACAGAGCCAGCTAAGCTGCGTGTATCGGTTAGTGTTAAACCGCCACGGTCTTTTGCAGCCTGTGACTGTTCCCACTTACGCCCTTCAGGTGTCATTTCACGTAAAAAGCGGGTGGTGACGTCCATGTCTAAAAATGCGCCGATATCGTCCAACACATCGGTAGCTCTTTCACTGGTTGTTGCAATTTGGCTCAGGCGGGGTAATGCATTACCCGATATATCGATAAATACCCCAGCCATCGTTAGTACCTGTCCCAGTCAAATTGAGAGCCTGCAGCTTTTGTTCGCATCCCAGTTCTTGAGCCTGCAGGCGCATCTTCCTTAATTTGGATCACACCTTTACTAACTTTGTCTAATAGGGCCATGGCCTTTTTACTCAGTTCTTTAAGGTGTTCGTCGGCGATATTGGTTGCCAATTCGCAGTGCATTAAATCAATTGCAATACCTGGCAAAACCGACGTATTAATATCGTCTTGTGTTAACTTAAAACGCGCTACAAAGCCCGTAATAGTGGCGTTAACGTCTTTTTGTGCTTCGCTGTACCAAGCAGCAATCTGCTGTTGTAACTCTGTTTCAGGCTCACCCAGTAATGCCGTTTCCACATCATCACGTGTAGGGTACGCACCTGGCTCTGCAAATTTTGCAGACACAAATTGCAACAGCACATTAATGCCAATTTTGTCGATAACTGTTTGAGTTGTCGTAAACATACATGCCTCAGTTAGTAAAAAAAGCCCCCGAGCTAGTCGGAACTGGGGGCTTTATCAGGGAAATACGCGTTAATTAATTCGGGTTAAGTACATTGGTTAGTAAGATGCCGCAGTCTTTTGCAATCACGACTTCTTTAACTGCTTCACCTACCATGACTTCTACACCACCATTTAAGCCTGCAGCTACATCGCGGTTAGAAGAGACACGCGAGCCATAACGTGCAGTCAGTGCAAATGTCATGCGGTTATTTTGGAACGACGCAAGCGGGTCGTGATAGGTAAACGATAAGTTGTCAGCAAAGGCACGTTTAAGCACAACGTCTTTGCCTTTCTTCGCCGTATTCAAACGAGCTTGGCCAACATTGATATGTTCAAGCTCAAGCTGTTCTAGAATCCAGCTCCAGGGCACTAGGCCCTTGTCGCCACTTGTACCGTTGTATGATTTAACAATATTAGGATGGGTACGAATTTTAGTAGCAACTGCTTGCGACATATTCATTGCGTTAGGGCGCATTAAAGGCTCATCAAGCATTTCAAGGAAGAACGGCAAGATATCAAGTTCTGGATCATCCAAGAACTTAAAGCCTGCGGCTGATAAACTTTCAGACTTACCGAAGTTCGATGCGGTGTTAAACAGCTCTGCAACACGAACCTCACGACCAAGTAGCACTAAATCAGTGATACTTTCAGCCGCATGTGTACGTGGGTTATAGTTAGCAGGTGCGTTATCCACATCATCATTTGGGATAACGTCTGATAAGCCGTGGTCTACAACTGAGCTTTCTTTTTCCGTTACTGAGAACTCAACTTGATTCGGGCCCGATTTACGGCCAATTTTAGTATCTGGCAACGTAAACTTGTCGCCTTTATTGTACTCAGTCCATTTAAATGCACGTTTACCAACAGGCGAATAGGGGGCTAATTGGTCAGCAATTAGCTTTTTGTTTTTATAAGCAATGGCAATGGCCGTTTGCTCTGTATCGGGTGTAAATGGCATACCATTACTCATGGCAATTCCTCACTTTATGAAATTAAGTTAACCCAAGCGCCTTACGCGCTTGGAATCGTCGCAATGAGTTGCGGCGCTAAAAAGATGTCACCAATGGTGCCAGCATCGCCGGTTTCCATTGCCCAGCCAGCAACATGAATTTGGGTTTCACCTACATAGTCTGCCAAATCCAATGCAATGGCTTTACCTTCGGCATCAGCAACAATTAAGTCACCGGCTGCAATATCACCACCAAATTCAACAGGGGCACTTTGTGTCATCACTACATCAACACGTAAATGGTTATCAGTGCCTTGCTCTGTTACGCCAGCAAATACCGCGCTTGCATCTGTTGCAGCAGCAACATGAAAATCTTCAAGTGCTGATACAACTACAAGGCGATTCGCTGTAATTGCTGAAACAGCCGAAAAGTTTCGAATAAATCCTGGTTGTGCCATGGTTTATGCCTTCTTAATATGGTCTAACGCAGACGAGATACTAATCGTAATGCCTTTGTCAGATTGTGATTGCTGATACTCAAGCGCTTTAGCAGCGAGCGTTTCAGCTGTGTCGTTGCCGTCTTCGTCGCTTGTATCATCTTTATTAAACTCGCTTGTTAAGCCAGTTTGCTCGGGTAAGCCTTTTAAAAAGCCTTTAAACCATTCTGCGGGTTTAAGTGTTTGGCTCGCGCCATCCGCTGCAGCGAACTCAAACGTTGTGTCACCATCGTCTAGGCTTGCCATAAATTCAGCAACGCCATCTGTGTTAGTTAAGCGCGGTGCATTACCACTGTTAACTTCATCAGTGATAAACGTTTTGGCAGCAGTTACACGCTGGGTATATTCAAGTTGCTTGTTTTTGGCATTGGCTGCATCAAGCTGGTCTTGAAGTGCCTTCTTTTCTTCTTCATCCATCGCATTGTCCTCATTGGTTGGGGGCGTGGTGTCATCATCACCTTTACTAAATTCGGCGTTACCTTTGGCTCGCTCATGCTCAGCAATAATGGTTTCTTCTTTTAACCACTCTGATTCGTATTCGGGCACAACTTTATCTGCCGCTTCACTACCAAAACGGTCAGTTATGAAGTTGCGTAAATTGCCCATAAGGCGTGTGAGGGTGTTTGATGTGCGTAGCGATATACTGTCCATATCACCGGCAGCAAATTCAAAGGTAAGGGTGTCGGCATTCTCATCCTGGTTAAATTGCCAGGCTAAACCGTCAACAGCAGGAGGCTTGCCACCTAAGTATCCAATGTGGGCAAGTTTGTAGCCGTTTTCGACTTTTTCTAATTTAACTGAGCGGTTAGGGTAGCGCTTATCTTCAACAGCTTGAGCAAACTCACTGCTTACTTCATCTGCTTTAGCGTAAAGTACGCCGTCTTCGGCTTTTAGTTCACTGGCCCAACCCCATGCTGGTGAATCCATTTTAGGGTGGCCGATTACAAGCGGTGCGGTTTTAGGTGTGAAGTTAGTAACAACGCTATTTAAATCAGCGTTACTAAAAGTTTGGGTATTGCCTTTGCTGTCTGTTTGGGTGCCAGCTTTAAAAACTTCAAACCAATCGAACTGTGTATTTGTGCTTGCTTTCTTTGCCATGATGTAAGTGCCAAAAATGAATTAACTGGCACCTAGTTTATGAATCAAAGAAAGGGGAGACTGCTGGAAAAGACTTTACAGCTAAGGGGTTGGGGTAACTAATATAGGCTAAGCGGGTATCAAAAAAGTCGCAAGGAATTTTTATGGCCCACTGTTCAAGTTGTCAAACAGCTCTAACGAAAGACGAGCAAACATATCTAGATGGTCAGTGCTCTGAATGCGAGTATGAAAACCATGCTCAAGCGTTTTCGTTATGTACGTTTTGTAATTCACCACTCTATACACCTATTAAGTTAAATGGCTATTTTTATTGTTCAAATAAATGCGCTCACAAAAAAGAGCCAAGGCGAGGACGAAAGGGTTAAATCTTGTAAAATTGGTATACCAACTTAAATACACCTTTAAATATTCATTAAACCAAGTTTAAACCGTGTTTAAATTTAACTGAGAGCGTTTAAACGATTTAAACACGAGCCATTACAGCCAATCACAAAAACACACGCCTTAAAATCGCTTACAGGCGTTTTACCCTTTTTTTTAAAACTGTGCAAAAAAATAAGCCCCCTTAGTCAAAAAACTAAGAGGGCTTAACCCAACATAAAAAAGTATATTATGGATAATAAATTATTGGAGCAGCTTTATGTTGCTCAAGTTTTAACATTGGCTAAAACGCTTCATATTTAATTTATGGTGAAAGGTAAAGCTTCTGGCACCACTGCTAACTTCGAAGATGAAGCCATTAAGCTTATAAATCGTAGTTCTTCGCAAATTCTCGAGAAGCTAAATCAATCTCGTCAAACGAACTAGCATTAACCCCAGCCAAACAGGTCAGCCAAAAGCTGGCCTTTTCTAATACTTCTCTGGCATCAAGCGTACTCAACTCTTCAAACAATGCGCGGTTGTTTTTAATTAATTTAAGGGCTACCAAATTTTGTTCTCTGTCATCCAAACCTGGGCTTGTATACCCAGACTCAAAGGGCTTTGTTTTTTTAGCTGTTACTACAGGCTCTTCTGGTAAATCAATTGGCCCAGCAAATTCAAAGCCATCACCCATTTCTCCAACAAGTTGACCATCACTAAGAACGCATATCCTGTCATCCAATATTTCAATTTGACGAATGTGTGGTATTAATGCACCAGCAATTCTAAACCAGTAGTGCCCTGGTAGTGTTGGCTTAGCTTTTGTCCAGGTTAAGTTAGTCATCATCTTTCTCCGCTCAATTAATAGGTTTAAAACAAATAGAGTTATTGAGCGTCTAAGATATCGATAGGTGGTAACAACTGCTGCGGGAAAAACCTTTACATATAAAAATGCTGTCGATAATGTAACCAATAGGATTAAAAACAAAAAAGGAAACACATGAAAAAGCTACTTTTAACCCTCTCAGTTGTGGCAGCTCTCAGTGGTTGTAAGACAACTGAAGATGCTTATAGAGCGAGTGCATCTTTAACATACCCTGCAGAACCTTCTTATGCAGATGTTTTACTCTCACTAAATTCTCCCATTATCCTCGATAGTTTCAAATGCTATGCCAGTAACATGGACTTATCTGACAATATTTCACCAAAAGGTGATCAAGGTTATTACTGCTACAAAGTTATAGGACAAAGTGGAACGATGGTCTTTGATGGGAAACAATTCATTGGGCTTGAAAAGTTTAATGAAGTAATGCGTAAACATGACGATGTTTACAAGTTCATTTCCCCAGTTCATAACCGAGTGGCTAACACATCAGTATTTAAACTTAAGTCTTCAACTGATTTAACTAAAGCTGAAAACCAGCAAGCTCAAGTAATTAGCGGTTGTTATAAAAAAACAAATTATCAAAACGATGTATTAGCAAAAGATATATCAAATAAAAAAACTCCATGGAAAGCTAAATTGGTCAATATAGATGAATCAAGCGTTGGTGTTACTGCCTATCTTTTACCTGTATCATTCAATAGCAAATATCATGATAAATTTGAATTCCGCGCTGATATACTTTTAAAAGAGAAATCTGGTTTAGCCAATTACAACATAGGTGACGTAATAGAGTTTGAAGGTGATCTAGTCTTGATCACAAAAGGAACTATTCTGAATGACTATGCGTGTACTGCTAGTTTTAAAAATGGACGTTTCCTTTAGTTTAAAAGCCCCTAACTAGGGGCTTTTTCATTTCTAAATAGCTTTGAAGTTACACTTAGTGGAAATCCAATACTGATGCTAGTACCAGAACTACTACTTTTGAAATTTAATTTGGCTTTGTATTTTTTAGCAATGTCTCTCATCACATATAAACCTAGGCCATATTTAAAAGTACGAGCATAGAGACTACACCCTATACCATTATCTAAGATTGACACATGAACTTGGTTTCTAACTTGCTCTACGAATACTTCCACTTGATTTGCCTTGCCATGGTCAACAGAGTTTCTAATTGAATGATAAACCAAAGCATATATATCACGTTCAAGATCACTTTCTAATTTCTTATTGTTACTTATAGATATTGTATATTCGAAATTAAGATTAATTTGCTCGAATTGAAGCGCTGCCTTCAAAGCATCCAACCCTTGTTGAATTGTTCTTTTACCTAATGCTGCATTACCGTGTGCTAAAGGTACAAGCTCATCAATTGCTTTATCTAGCTCAACTAATCCATCGGCAAGTTTATTTAAATCTGGACTACTACACGCACTTTTTGCGCGTATCAGAGTTGTTAGGATCTTATTAAGTTCGCAAGAACCTAGCATGTTATATAGCTTTTTATGTACACCGTAGTTGGCTTTGAGTAATAAGACGACAACTAAAATAATTAAGCTAATGATTAATGCAGGTATAAGAAAAATTAAGACTGTAACAGCTGCTGATTCATACCACTTTCCAAAGAACGTCAATTTAATTGGCTTACCTTTAACCCATTGGCCGCCATTGATTCTACTCTTGTAATTTACTTCATATGTTCCTGGTCTAATGTTATGAAAGTTAATCACGCCACTTTCAACAGTAATCCATTCATTGTTAATTGAATATGCATATTCACTTTTGCCTACAAAACTTCCATTTGAAATATATAAACTTACTTGCTTACTGGCATCATAGCGCTCTAGCTGGTCACTCAGGTATGTATTACCAACTCGAATTGTTTTTATCGATGGTTCAAGTTGTGTGGGTTTGTTAGCTAGCTTAATAGTAGTAAGACCAAATTGGGTACCAAAAGTAAGTTCATTATTATTTTCTAACAACATTGAGTTAGGTGTAACATTTAAACCTGATGTACCTGGCATTAATGAGTACATATAATCGTTATACCTATACACACCATCTATGGTGCCTATGAACAAATCATTTTGGTGAACGATTAGATCAATAATGCTTTGGGGGCTATCAACTCTTGTTAATTTTGAATCTTGATATTTGAATAGTCCGTTGCCAAAAGTGCCAAAGAAGATGGCGTTTTGATATTTAACAGCATCTACAACAATACCAATTTCACTTCCATGATAGCCAATTCTGTTAAGCTTATCTTTTGAGTAAAAACCTTCTGCAGACAATATATAAGTATTATCTTCTATAAACTTAACATCTAAGATCTCATTGTTATGAAGAAGTGAATTAACATCATATAGCTCAAGAAAGTGTTCTCCATCATACGTAAAAACACCTTCAAAACTTGAAGACACAAATAATAATTTTGACTTTTTGCTTAAACCAATTACATATCTATCATAAAGTTTTTCTGAAGCATTGTTTTTAAAGTTGTACTTTGTAAGCCCTTTATTACTTGCAATATACAAAGTCTCATCAATGACTTCTAAGTCAGTGATGACATATCCATACTCCTTTGGGTCACCTATCAAAGTAAACTTATCACCAACTTTTTTATAAACACCTTGTTCAGTTCCTACAAAGAAACCACCTTCAGAGAGAACTTTAATATTGTAATCAGAAGAAATTGGCAAGCTGATTTGAGTGATTGCGGCTGGTTTAATTTGTACATTATTACTAGAAATAAACCACATATTCTCGGCATCATCTTTGAAAATTCTACGAATAGGGGAGTTAACTACATTTACTTTTTCATTTATTACTGAAAAATCCATTAAATTAAGATGTACTACAGCTCCATTTTTTTCAATGAACACCGTGTTACCTAAAGCGTAAATTGATTTTGGCATCGTTGGCCATGGTATAGATTTACTCTTACCAAAAGAGTCATAGTAATATAATGCCTGGTCTCTCCATGCTACAAGCCCGTATTCATTGTTACTAATTTTTGTATACATTGCAGGTGTTTTATCTATCAGTTTTGCTGTATTACCATCAACCATGAATAAACCTACATCAGTATCAATGTACCCATCGGCTATAGAATGAACTTTTAGATCATCTGGTAATAGCTTCATAGGTTCTAATTTTTTACCTTCGTATTCATAGCTATTTAATTTATGGCCACGTAAGCAATAAATAACATTTTCAATAATCCCAATTCTCCAACACCCAGAATTAGTAAGAAGACTAGTTTGATTGTTGTTTAGGTCTATTTTGTAAAGACCTAAGTCACCATAGGCCAAAAGTAGTTCATTGTTTTTTTCAAGATACCTTACGTCTTCGAGCCAATTATTAGGGACTTCAAAAAGATCAGATAACGGAACATAGTTTTCGCCATCAAGTCTAAAACCTCCTTTTTGGCTGGCTTGATAAATAAAACCACTTTTATCTTGAGTGATACCAAAGCTGTATCCTGCTAGCTCAGTTGCAGGGCTAAAATAGGCTATAAATAACAAAGTAAGGTAAAAAATTGATTTCAAAAGCGTGTGTTCCATGCGTAAAACTAGGGCTTTAAGCCCTAGCCTCCATATATTTTATTATTGTAATTCGCTTGGGTTATGACTCCGGGTACCACATAACTGCAAGATTGCAGGCCCAGTATTAGCGCTAACCGATTTAGTACTACTAAACTCTTGCAATTCAACAACTTTAGTAGATTCATTCGGCCATTCCAATGCTCCAAAAGCATTAATTAATAGCATGGTGGGTTTTCTTGGGTCATCTGGATTAGCTTTAGTAAGCCAGGCTTGTTTCACTTTTTCTCCAGCTGCTTGCCCATATAGTTCTGAGTAGGCATGTGCTAAGAACTTAGCTCCTTGTTCGGTAGTTACGATCAAACCAGTTTCAGAGAAGTCAGAGCCGCAATCAAAGCTCATATCAACAGTCATATCACTACCATCAGGCATAAGTAACGTTGAATTAATATGTTTTACTTGCGCTCGATCACTCAAAGGTTCGAGCGCTGAAGTAGGGAGGGTAAGTGCCATTAAGGCTACAATAGCAAAAGTTTTTAAATAGGTTTTCATTTCACATCCTAAAGAAATTAAACCAGTTTGAGACTACTCCTCGCAATAGCTGTAACAATAGCTCGATCACATTCATACTCAAGAGCTGCATCAACAAGTATTGGCCTTAGCGACTTGCGTACTGCAAGTAACCTTTCAACTGGAAGATCATTTTTTGTAACAACCTCATCCATTATTGATTCGACCAAATTATCAATATGAATAACTTCTTCTTTGACAAGATGGTAAGAACTTTCAGGTTTTGGTTCATTCAGTTGAAGATTAGATTTACTGCTCGTGTGCTTTAATCCAAATATGTGATCAAGTGAAATGCCTCTATCAACACAGGCTTTAACAATTCCCTCATATGGTAATGTGCCCCTATTCATTGCATTTAAAAATGCAGACTGAGACAACCCCATAGCAAGTGAAAGTGCTCTTTCACTACCAACACCAAATTCTTTTTTAAGCTTTTGTGCAGCTAGCTCTATATCAACTTTTTTTAAAGTATCAGTAGTCATAATTACTTGTCAATACAAATGTAATGTTAAAAAATACAAAAATAATGTTATAGGTTACTTGACAATACAAATGTAATGATACAAATTAAAAAACGAACAAAACATTACAAATGTATGCAACTAACTTTACATAGGATAACTTAGCATGAAATCTAACGGTTTAGTATTTGAAGATATACGCAATAAATTGCATGAAAAAGATATTCTTCTCACCGATATTGCAGAGGCATTAAAAGTTTCTCGCTCTCACGTTTACTCAATTGCAAAGCGATTAAACAAATCTCAGCCTGTAGCTGAGGCTATATGTTCTGCTTTAGAGCTAACTCTTGAAGAAGTCTTTGGCGACACTTACGTAGGGCACCAGCCTAGAGGTAGAAAAGACCGCGCATCAAGAAAACAGCAAGTTATTAATGCAATTAGAAATAAAAAACCGATTCCTGCACCAACTTACAACTAATTGGTTGAATTAATCCAATAAATCTACAGGGAAAAATTACCATGAAAATTACTGATTTAACGCCGATATTCAATCAAGATGAAGCACCTAATTGTGATGTATACCATCAGTTTTTATATGCAGTGAACGCAGCTGCTAGAACATGTGGTCTCACAAGACAGGGGATAGTTAACCGCATGAATCAAGCTTTAAAAGTTGATGATGTTGTAATTAATGAAACTCTTTTGAATAAATACCTTGCTCCAGGTACTGAAAAGTATCTACCAGCACATCAGTTACCAGCATTGCTATGGGCCATCAAAAGCATAGAACCTCTAAACGTATTACTTGAACCTCTTTTATTCAAAGCCGTAGACCAGCGATCACAACTTTTAGAAAAGCATGCTGAACTTCAAATGGAGATTGAAAAATTTTCTGAGCAGCAACGCGAAATTCAAAAAACTTTATTGCCCTCTAGCAGTAATCAATAACCAAATTTCTAGGTAAAACTATGACTATCAAAGACCAAGATCCGTCTGAAATTCAGGTTTTCAGTGCTGAAGAGCAACAGCAACTTACTGCAAAGATCGAGAAAATGGCAGGACAAATTCAATTAGTTATTCCTGACACTATTGAAGAAGCGTGGCAAGAGGTTGTTCGAATTGGAGAGAGAATCCTTGTTGATACAGCTAAACATGGGCTCTTATTACTTTCAATTAAAGTTAACACACCTCATGGCGAATTTATAAATCAGCTTGAAAAACTAGGTATTGGTGAACGTAACGCACGAAATTCAATAGCTGTCGCTAAGATGTTTTTAGCTCTGCCCGAATCAAAACGGCAGACGTCTGCCGTTTTAAACATGAACAAAAGCAAGCTGATTGAAATGGCGCGCTTACCTGTTGAAACCGTTGAAGCACTAGACGAAGACGACCTAGAAACACTTAACGAGTTATCTGTACGTGAGTTTCGAAAAGAGATTAAAAAACTCAAAGAGAAGCACACTGAACTTGAAGAGCAGACAGCAACGCTTATTAACGCGCTTGAAAATGAGCGATTAACCAAAGCACCTAAACAACGCTACGAGTTACCAATACTTGTTGCACAGGTGCGCCAAAACGCATTTGCACATAGCGCCATTGTGAATGAATCCCTTGAAGAGTTCATAACCATGGTTGAGCAATTATGTACAAGCCGCGACCTAGATCAAAACCACCGCATTGGCGGCGCTCAAACTACATGGCACTTATGGCTAGGTATTCAACAGCGAATTAACCACATGCTTAACCGCTTAACTGAAGAGTTTGGTTCAGAGAACCTAGTAGGCGCTGAGCAAATTCCACACTTCGCAGAAGACGAATGGCAAGACGCACAAGCTAACCGTGAATACATGCTTGCCATGTTTAACGACCGTATTAAAACCCGCGAGTAGGAGAGAGTAATGCATCCTGCAGTTCAAAAATTTAATAACTTACCAAGTACGGGCTTAGAACTAACCTGGCAAAACGCCAGTGAACCAGCACGTAAAAAAGCCCAAAGCAGAGCTGTACTGGTTCGTCACTTATTAACCCAAGAGTGTGGTTTACCAAAAGCATTTGCAAATTTAGTGTCAGAGTACCGTGGTAACACAGCAATTAGCTCTGTAACAACAGCAATTAACGCATTAGGTAAATTGCCAGGGCGCGCAACAATTTATAACTGGTGTAATGCTTATAAAGAAAACGGCATTAATGGTTTATTGCCAAACCATAAAGGCAAAGCCCAAACACAATACAGCTGGCTTGCACGTTGTTTAGAGCTTTACCACAGCCCAAATAGCCCTAGCTTTGCGCAAGTGGCAGACCAACTTAACAAAGAAGGTTATAAAGCAGAGCACCATCAAGTACGCCGTTTTATTAATGGCTTACCACACGAACTAGGCCCACAAAGCCCGTACCGTATGGGTGCTAAGTTGTACCGTGAAAAGCATAAAGATCACTTATTGCGCTCAACCGAAAATATTAAGCCTGGTGTTTTGTATAACGGCGATGGCCATACGCTTGATGTTTATTTAGCACACCCTAAAACGGGCAAGCCATACCGCGCAGAGCTTACAGCGTTTCAAGATGTGGGTAGCCGCTGCATTGTTGGTTGGGAGCTGGGCTATGCAGAAAGCACGTTAGATACGCTTGCAGCAATAAGCCGTGCTATCAAAGTACACAACAATGTACCTGCCATGTTTTATCTAGATAACGGCTCTGGCTATAAAAACAAATTAATGAACGATGAAACAACCGGCTTTTATGCTCAGTTTGAAATCGACGTTATTTTTGCCATACCAGGTAATGCACGAGTTAAGTGGATAGAACGCTTTTTCTTACACATGGAAGACCGCGTTGGTAAACGTTTTAGTACTTACTGTGGGCGTGATCACGATGACCGCCATAAGCAACTTATTTTAAAAGAAGCTAAGCAGGGTAAACGTAAACTTCCGACGGTAGATGAATGGATTGCTGAATTTAAAGCCTTTTTAAATGATTACCACAACAGCGAGCATCCTGAAATCAAGGGTAAAACACGTCAGCAAGTGTGGGATGAAGGCATAGAACGTGTGCCACCCGTTGAAGATGATTTTGTCATGCTACCACGTGAAAAGGTCAATATTCGTCGTGGTCGTTTTCGTTTACATCAACGTGACTACAGCGCTGATTACTTGCATCAGTTCAATGGCCAAGAGCTAATAGCCGCATACGACTTACACGATGATAGCTACACCAAGCTTTATAAGTTAAACGGCGAGTTTTTAATGTTTGCCAACCTTAAAACTAAGTCGCATGCCGTGCCTACATCACGTATCGAACAGGCAGAAAGCAAACGCCGTATTGGCCGTTTAAAACGCTTAGATACCAAGCGCCGTGAAGTCGAAGCACAAGAAGCAGATACACGCATTATCGATATTAAAGCTGTTGAAGAATTAGCAGCTCCGGTAGAGCCAGCAATTGCCCATAAACAAGAAGTTAACGTGTTTGAGTTCGATGTAACACCGACTAAACCACAACACGAAATTGACTTAGACGAATTACTCGATCAACCAACTACACGCAAGGAACAAAGCTATGAGCTATAAAATCCCATTTACCTATTCAGACGAGCAAACACTTCGTGTTGAGCTGATCAACCAAGAAATGTCGACGTTAGGTTTAACACCTGAAAAATTAACCTGTGGCTATGCACTGCAGTCAATTAAAGAAACACTGGCTTTTACATGCACCATCGATCCGCAAAAGATTATTGATGCACTGTGGCAAGAGCTTTTTAACGAAGCCAGCATTAACGATATAAAAAAGCGTAATGACTTTAATAAGTCGTACTCAAAGGCAGACCGTGATTTATGCACACGCATTTGTTTACGCCTGCAATCGCCTGAAATCCGAGACCAAAACATTACCAGTGCGAGTATCGCTGCCAGCATGGGTAAAAGCGCTGCAACTATTAGCCAGCTTATAAATGGTAAATACAATGCAAAACCAAGTAAGCACTTGCATGACATTTGGGCCATTTTACAACCTGCAGAACTTGATCAACCTAAACAAGCTGCAAAACAACTAGCAGAGCCTGAAGAACGTAAGCAGGTCAGTATTGTTTACGGCAAGGTGCCGTTTATTCCTACTAGCACTTCTAAGCTTATTGCGATGGCCTGTGACCAAGCAAGACAGCGCCGCCGCTTTAGTGTGTTTGCAGGCCAAGCGGGTTTAGGTAAAACAAAAGGTATTAGCGAGTATTGCCGCAATAACAAAGAAGCCATTTTAATTGCCGGCAGTGAACAAACCAGCAGTACACAAGTACTCGATCAATTAATCCTGGCATTAGGCTTGTCACGTTGCCCAAGCGCCTACAAAAACATGCAAAAGATTATCATGGCGCTGCGTGATACAGACCGCCTGATCATCTTAGACGAAGCCGATAAGTGTAAACCTAATGCGCTTGACCCGTTACGAACTATCAGTGACCAAGCAATTGTTGGTGTAACCCTGGTAGGCAATATTCAATTAGTCGACAAACTTCAAACACAAGAACGCTACGAACTCATTGCAAGCCGTGTGTGCTTTTGGCCAAAACCAATCGGGCAAGTAACGGTTGAAGATATTCAAACCCTATTCATTGAGCTAACCGAGGGAACAATAAAGCTTGCAAGCGACGATGCAGCTTGGTGGCAATGGCTTCACAAGCGTGTTGAAGGTAATGCCCGGGAGTTAGTTGAAAACCTATTACCGCATGTTTTAAACCATGCAGCCAAAAAACCAGATGTTGCGATCGATAAGTTACTTATCAATGGCATTTTCAGTTCAGTACTAAACAAACCAGCAGTTTAAACGTTAGTTAAACACCATTTAAAGAAGGATTAAATCATGGCATTTTCAATCAAATTAAACACACCGCGTTATTCAGCTGAGCTTGCGTTTAGCTCTTTAGTGACTAATGCAGTAATGCTTGCTCTTTTAGCTAAGAAAGACCCACAAGGTGAGCTAATCGACAAATGCAACGGCAACATTAAAGCGGCCTTTGCCACACTGGCTGCAGATAAGCTTTTTAGCATTCACCATGTTCATGAGGTGAATGGCCCAGCGCATACCGCGCGCCGCTTTAACACTATTTGTCGCGAGTTCCCGCTTATTTTTACTGAAGGCATGAAAGACTGGGGAATTAAGATTATCTCGTTAGAGGCATCACCTCACTTTGAAATTCAAATGTTGGAGGAAAGCGCGTGAGTAATTTGATCCAACAAATCAAAATTGCGCAAAAGGCGGCGGGTATCGATCAAGATACCCACCAACTTAATGTTGCGTATATTTCTAACCAACGCACTAACACGTGTACTGGTTTAACAAAGCTCGAACAACAGCAGCTGCTTGCTCGTTACCGCGCAATGAATCCAAACGCAGGCAAAAAGCAATTACCACCACAGCTTAAAATGATTTATAGCCTGTGGGGGCAATTACACAGAGCCGGTGCTGTAAATGTTGACTCTAAAAGCGCGTGTGAGTCGTTTTGTGAAAACCACTTACAAGGTAAAAAGCTGTATCAAAGCGCACAGCAATGGCCGCACATCATTGAAGTACTAAAGCAATGGTTAGCACGCCATAAAGCAAAGCAGGGGGCTTAAATGCCTAATTACGAAGACTATCAAAACTTCACTATCAACCCGCGTAAACAGCCTTATAGCGAGGTAGATAGAAAGCGCCCAGTAAAACCTGAAGACCAACGTAAGTGCCGTATTCGTCGTGATGTTGAAGCGTACCATCAACAGCGTGCAATCGATCGAGAATACGGCCTTGACTACTTATGGGATGAACAGTCATGAACAAACCTGAGTTAGATTTACGCGCATTGCCTTATGGCTTGCGCAAGCTTGTTGAGATATTAGGGGTAGATAAAACAATCGCGCTACTCACTGAACACCAGGGCCAAATGTTTTATATACCGCGTAAGCCAACAGCTAACCATGAGGCAGTTAAGATTTTTGGTATTGAGTTAGTACAAGCCCTGGTTGATGAATACGAAAACAAGCATTACCAAATGCCAATGCTGCATAAAGTACTGCAGCAAATTCGCAACCAAGAGATTTGCTACGCGCTTGATAATAAAACCTGCAGCATTCAGCAGCTGGTAAAGCGTTTTAAGATCACGCGCCAGCAAGTAAGCAGTATTTACAGCACGTATCAACAAGAACGTGTAGGCGAAACACAGTTAAATTTAAGTTTATAGGGGATTATCATGGAATCTATTTCTGATTTGAAAAATGAAGCTGAGCAGTATTTTAGCGAGGCATCAGCTCGTGGTACCCCTGTTATTACATTTAAATGCCCGTGCTGCAGTAAGGAGCTTAGAACCTTACAACCACCAAAAGGTGTTATATGGGACACATTGTCTACGTGTTGGCATTGTGGTGCTGGTTTTTTCAAGATAGCGACACAGGACGAAGTACGCGCTCAAGTACCGCCTTCGCTTAGTCATGCAAAACAATAACTTCGTGTTGCTCACTGCTTTGCAACTCAGTGGAGGAAAAAAGCCAAAGCAGTGGCAACTTGAATTTGGTTTAAACCTATTAAACCGCTACATAAACCAACGCAAGTTATTTGGCCTAACAACAACAGGGTTAATGGCCGAATATCACGAAGCGTTTAGAGAAATTAAGGGTAAATGATGAAAAAACTTAAAATCAAGTTAATTGTTGATCTTCCTATTGATGCTAAGCATGGGGCAATTAAAGGTGCTGAATTTGAAGTTACATCGGTTTCAGTACGCAGGCAAAAATTACACTACTTCATTGGGAAAACTGGTGAAGAGTGTGGTGCTTTTCCACGCGAATTTGAAATAATTCAGGATTGATTATGAGTGGAGCAAGAGAAATAGCCGAAAAAGCGGTTGATAACATAGAAGAGCTTTTAAGCGATATGTTCGCTGGTGATTATGCAGACAATGAGGTTTCATTAGGGGTATTAGTAAGTGGTAAAGAAGAAATTCAAGTACAACTTAAAGTAACCCGCTCACCTAGTGATTTTATCGATACGGATTACAGTGACTGGGACGCCAGTTTCAAACAACTCTAATTGCATTTAAACTATGTTTAAACCTAATTTAAATTAATTGGCTTGCCCCTATTGTAATGGCAAGCCTTTTCATTTTAACCTAATAAGACACCCGCAAAATACAACGCTGAAAACAACTTTACAGCGGAATGCCCCCCTCTAAATTGATTTACTTAACGCATGACAATAACAGTGCATGCGCCATTTATTGAGTTATTAGCTCAGCTTATTGTGTCGGCCAAGTCTAAAAACGAGCAAATCGCTATATCACGCCGTTGCCCGTTAAAAGATTTGCCAGCACTACGCACACGCGTAAAAGAGCTATTAAACCCAGCTAACCAAAAGCCAACGCGGAAAACTCGTTTGCCTGCCTGTTACGTCCTAATTAAACAACGATTAACTAATCTGAGGACTCAACATGGCGGCCAAAATAAGAGTTAAAGTCCCAACTGCACCTAGTTTTATATTTCAGGAAATTGTGCCTGAAGAAACCTTTAATTTATTTAAAGACGATCCCCTTTTTCTTATCAATCTCTTTGATGAAAGAGCCTTACGCATGCTGCAAAAGCTGCGTGATAAGTTTGGCCCATGCACCGTAAATAACTGGCTATGGGGTGGTGCTAACCACTTACGCGGCTATAGACCGTTAGACTGCCCAATTGGCGCAAAGCGCAGCCAACACAAACTAGGTAAAGCCTTTGATTGTAGTTTTGAAAACTACACCGCTCAGCAGGTACGTGATTACGTATTAGCTCACCCTGAAGAATTTCCTTACATCACAGCCATCGAGGGCGATGTGAGTTGGTTCCATTTCGACGTTCGCACACCTACGTGGATCGGCATTAAAGTTTTTTACCCGTAAGGACACCACATGACACCAGAACAAGAGAACCAGCTATTTCAAGCAATCGGTGAAATTCAAGGAAGCCAATCAGCCATTTTGGATGATCTTAGAAGTCTTAAGGCTGATATTCACCACAGCATAGAAAAGAGTGAAGCCCGTCAAAAGCAGATCACTGATAGCTTAAAAATAGATATCGAAAAAAGTGAGCAGCGCCAAGCTGAGGCGCTTAAGACCCATGCTGAGCGATTAACAAAAGTAGAAGAAAAGCTGACTAACCAGCGCGTTAAAGTAGCTGCAATGGGCGGCTCTGCTGGTTTAGCTGTTTCTTTAATTGCTTACGCTGTTAAAAGTGGGATGTTTAACTAATGGCACACCCAGCAGAAAAGAAAAACGCTTTACGACACAGCTATGTAAACGAACTGCTGGCATTAAGCGTTGCAGCAGTAAAGCACAGTGTTGCAGACGGCACAGCCCGCCGCTGGAAGATGGAAGCGAAAGACCAGGGCGATGATTGGGATCTTGCTCGTGCGGCAAGCCGTCGTAGTGAGGGTGCTGCAGGTGAGTTTACAACCGACTTTATCGAAGAGTTTACCATTCAAGTAAACGAAACCTTTGAGCTTTTAAAATCTGAAGAAGGTTTAGCACTCCCATTAGAGCAGCGAACTAAAGTACTTAGCTCACTCACAGATATGATGAGCAAAGTAATGAAAGTATCTGGCGGCAATAAGCGCTTAGAAAAACGCACTGTCGCTGCTGAAGTTATCAAGATTTTAGCTAAATTTGTTTCAAAACATCACCCTGACTATGCACCGCAATTAGTCGAAATTCTTACTGCATTTGGTCCTCAGCTCGATAAGGAGTTAAGCGACTAATGGCTGATTTAAATACACGTGATTTTTTAGCAGAGATAGAGCAAGTAACCAGTGCGTTACGCCGCGATATCGAAGCTAAAGAACGTCATATTGATCCAAGTCCTGAAGCCATTAGAGAGCGCCGTAAACGTGTTTTAAGCGGTGATTTTGAGTTTTTTGTATATACCTATTTCCCGCATCATATGTGGCTAGATGATGGGCAGAAACCATCTGAGTTTCAGGCTTATTTTAATAGTTGGCTACCAGAAGCACTAAAGCTTAAAAACGGTTGGAAAAACTGGTTTGTTGCCCCACGTGGCGAGGGTAAAAGTACACTTAGCGTAAAAATCGCCCCTGTGTATGTTTCAGTATTGGCACTGCTTCAAGACGCAGAGGTACGCCAAGAACTTGGCTTAGAAAAGCCACCTCTCTTTATTGATTTTGTGATCTTGTTTGGTGCTGAAACCAAAATGCCAACAAAGACCCTTGAAGTCGTTAAAACAGAGTTATTGAACAATAATAACTTAGCCTTAGACTTTCCTGAAATATGCGAAAAATCGCCAGTATGGAAGTTAGGCGAGTTTGTAACGGCCCAAGGTGTACGCTTTGAAAGTCGTGGTGCAGAGCAGTCTGTACGTGGTACGTTCCACGGTGCAAGCCGTCCTAAGCTGTTACTTTCTGACGATATCATTACCGATGCCGAAGCCAAGTCACCCACAGAGCGTGAGAACCGCTGGCGATTCCTTGAAGCTGCTGTGCAGTACTTGGGACCACCCGATGGTACCGTAAAATTCTTAGGTGTGAACACCGTTCTTAATAACGATGACCCAATTAGCCGTGCAGAAGAAGCACCAGGGCACATTGTTCACCGCTTTAAAGCAATTAAACAAATGCCTGAGCGCATGTACTTATGGGAGCAATGTCGCGACCTCATGGTTCATGATGATAAACGCTTTGAAAAGCGCGAAGCGGCAAAAGGTATTGCTGTTGCCACTGAAGATAAGCCTTCGTTTAAGTTTTGGATCAAGAACAAACGCGCAATGCTCAAGGGGGCTAAAACCAGTTGGCCAAGTGTACGTACACTTTACGATTTAATGTGTATGTGGGCTGCGAACAAGCGCGAGTTTAACCGCGAGATGCAAGGTATTGCAAAAAGTGATGAAGAAGCGATTTTTTACCAGTTCGATTTTTGGGTTGACCGTTTACATGATTGGGTACCATATGGTGCATGTGATCCAAGTATGGGTAAAACAGAAAAATCTGACCCAAGTGCAATACTTGTTGGCTTTTATTCAAAAGACTTACAAAAGCTACACGTTGAATACGAAAGCCGTAAAGTGCGCGGTACCAGCCGTTTACTTAACGACATAATACGCGCCCAAAAAGAATATAACTGCTTAGTGTGGGGCTTTGAGAATAACAACGCCTTTGATTTTATGCGCAGCGAGTTTATTACCAAAGGACTAGAGCAGGGAATAGCTCTGCCATTACGTGGCGTAACAGCCACTATTCCTGCTGAAGAGCGGATAGGATCACTCGAAACCTATGTAACCAATACACCTGCACAAATAGCCTTTCATTCACGCTGCCGTTTATTGCTCGACGAACTCGAAAACTGGCCAGAAAAACAAACAACACATCACTACGACTTGAGTTGTGCCTTAGCCATTTTATGGATGATATCAAGCACTGGTGCAGGCGGTATGCCTAGAGTCCGAAGCCGCAAAGTAACCAAACAAATAGGGGGCTATCATGTTTAAGTCTAAGCCACGCATTAATTCACGGGCTTATGGTGCCCTTGTTCGTATGTTTGAACAAAATCAATTGGACCCTGGCTTTTCATCGTTGATAACAGAGCTCCCAAACCCTGACCCGATTTTACGTAAAGCAGGTAAAAACACGGCTATTTATGAAGAAATTGCCCGTGACGCGCATATCATTGGTGAATTGCGCTCATTACGCAGCGGTTTATATAGCTTTAATACTGAGTTGGTGCCTGGTGGTACCGATGCGGCCAGTATGAAAAGCTACGAGTTAGCAAAGCAGTTTTTTAAGCGTAAACCGTGCAAGCATACAGAGTGGGCCGATATGGATTGGCACAATTACAGTGCTATTTTACATGGCTTCAGTGTGACACATTTGGGCAAGTTTATTAAACGTGATGGTACGTGGCAGCCTGAATACATTGAAACATGGCGTAATAGTCGCTTTGCATTTAATAGTGATCACGAGCTGCTTGTTAAAACAAGAGAAAACCCGCAAGGCGAAGAAGTGGACCCGCGTCGTTGGTCGTGTGTTCGTCATATGCCAAGTGCAACAAACCCGTATGGCATTGCACTACTGAGCAGCTGCTTTTGGCCGTGGATGTTTAAGCACGGTGGCTTTAAGTTCTTTGTTCAATTCTGTGAACGCTTTGGTGTGCCGTTCCCAGTAGGTAAATACCCTATTGGCGCAAAAGATGCTGATATAGACAGCCTTTTAAATGGACTTGCTAAGTTAGTTCAAGACGGTATAGCCGCAATACCTGATGATACCAGTATTGAAGTACTTGAAAGTAAGTTATCCGGTGAACCAATTCCCGAGCGTTTAATTAATTTCTGTAATGCTGAAATGAGTAAGGCGCTAACCAGCCAAACATTGGCCACAGAGCAAAAGAACGGCGGCGCACGTGCTGCAAGTGAAACGCATGCAAAACGCGCTGGCGATAATCAGCGCGCAGATAGGGCGCTTGTTGCTTCTTATCGCAATCAGATCATTAACACTCTTCACTCTGTCAATTTTGATGGTGGCGAGCCACCAGTATTTATCTTTAAAGACAAGCGCGAAATTAATACCGATACGGTAAGCCGTGTTCGTGAATCTGCACGCTTGGTACCTGTAAGCACTGACTACGTGTACAAAGAGTTAGGTATTCCAAAACCTAAACCAGGTGAAGACATTCTTGAAGTACCTGATGACGGCCAAGGCATAGCCTCAGCTGCTAAAAGCACTGAATTTGCGAAGTCTGATTCTGCTAGTACTGAAATTAGCGATGAGTTTGATGTGTTCGATCACGCTTCAAACGACACCATTGAAAAGATTTGGCATTTTGCCCAGGCATCAAAAGACCTGGACGAACTTAAGCAAAAAATAACCTCACAATTCCCAACTATCTCTGAGTCTGCTTTAGCACAAGTGGCTGAGCAAGCTCTGCATTATGAGTTTATGGCGGGTATGAGCGAGGCTAATTCTAAAACTGTGGAGATAGACGATGAATAACATTCCTGAAGGTTACTTAAAAGACGGTAAAGGCAATTTGGTTGCAATTGCTAACGTTAAACAAACGGATTTGATCAAAGATGAGTTTGTACAAAAAGCCTGTGCGAAAGCGCTTGAAATGCAGGAAAAGTTAGCTGAGTTCAAACGTTCATTGATGGCTGAAGCTGACGACTTTATAGAGCTTTTAGCGCAAGAACATGGTGTTAGTTTAGGTGGTAAAAAAGGCAATACGCAGTTACGTTCATTCGACAATACTTTGCGCGTAAACATTCAAACACAAGAACGTATCGAGCTTGGCCCAGAGCTATCTCTTGCTAAAAAGCTGATTGATGAGTGCCTAGATGAGTGGACCGAAGGCGGCAATCAGAACATACGAGCCATTGTCAGTAAAACGTTTAATACCGATAAGCAAGGATCATTAAACCCGCAACGTATCCTAGCGTTACGCAAGCTTGAAATCACTGATGAAAGCGGTAAATGGCAAAAAGCGATGAATATCATTGCAGAGTCTGTAGGTGTTATCGATTCATGCCGTTTTATCCGCTTTTACAAGCAGGACGAGAAAGGCATTGAACAAGCTATTTCACTTGATATAGCAAAGCTGTAGCGGGGCGCTTATGTCTATTTCTAAAGAGCAATGGGACAAGGTAGAAAGTGAACTTGCAGGGACTTTTGGTAGTGCTTTATTTAAATTGGGCGATCATGAAATCTCGATACAGCGTGTTAGAAAATCAGAGTCTACCACTGTATTAGCTGTTTATATTGATGGCTATATAAAAGGTGAGTGGTTTACTAAACAAGAAACCCAACCATCATGTTTAGAGTTAGTTTGGCGTAAACGTTCGCTTTCTATATATAAGCCAGCTGAAATCAAAAAAATTATTAAAACCTTTGGTAAACGTGAAGCTAAAAAACATTTCCCGAAATTATATGAGAAAAAGGAATTTTTTGATTGTCACTTTACGACTGCTAAATCATTAGTTCGCCAATTCAAACGGATCAAAGGTATCGAATTAATGCTTATTGGTGGCGTACCTTACGAGTCAATGGAGGCTTAAATGGAACCGATCACAATTGCACTTGGCCTTGCTAAGCTAACTGGCCTAGATAAAAAAATAGGTAACTGGATAGGGGGCACAAATGGTGAAGCAGTTGCTTCAAAAGTCGTTGATATAGCCCAAACCTTAACGGGGTCAGGTTCACCAGAAGAAGCGTTAAACCGTATTAAAGACTCTGAAAAATTTGCGCATGAGTTAAGAACCACATTGCTCAATCGAGAGAAAGAACTTGACGAGCTTGCGTTTAAAAATACCCAGAGTGCTCGAAATATGCAGATCCAAGCACTAAACCAAGATGATAAGTTTTCTAAACGCTTCATCTATTATTATGCGTGGTTTTGGTCAATTACGACGGCTCTATATATAGGTTTTATCACGTTTATGCCTATTCCTGAGAGCTCTACACGCTTTGCAGATACCATTTTAGGGTTTGTTTTAGGCACTGTTATAGCGTCAATATTGAATTTCTTCTTTGGTAATAGCCGTGATAACTCGCGTCGAAATGAAATTCAAGACATTCAACAGTCATTAAAAGAGCATTAAAATGGCTCTATCAGCTCCACAATATGGCGACCTTGTTAAATTCAAGGAAGCCATTTCACACTTTCAAGACAAAATTAAGCTGACAAGTGAGTCATATAAAGACTTACAGGGCTTAATTCATGCCAAAGCATTCACCGTTGCAGGTGCAACAGAAATCGAAATCCTGAATGAGCTATATACAGCAGTAGATAAAGCAATTAGTGATGGCGAGACAATATCGGACTTTAGAAAACGCTTTGATAAAATTGTTGATGATCATGGTTGGTCTTATAAAGGTAAGCGTGGCTGGCGCACTCAAGTAATTTACCAGAACAACAAAAATACAGCGCGAGCAGCAGGGCGCTGGGAACAACAGAACCGATTAAAAGAACGTAGACCTTATTTACTTTATCTCACTGCTGGTGATAGCCGAGTTAGGCCTGATCACAATAAATGGAACTATATCTTACTGCCTGTCGACCATCCGTTTTGGGATACTCATTATCCGCCAAATGGCTATAACTGCAGATGTAAGGTTGTTTCACTTAACAAACGTGATATTGCACGTATGGGCTTATCGATCACAAAACCAGAGTCTGTTAATAAGTTTATGCAGTCATTCAAGGTCGTCGATGCATCAACAGGTGAAGAACTAGATAAGTTACCTGGCATAGATCTAGGTTGGGACTATAATCCAGGTAAAGCGTGGTTAGGTGCTGACATAGCAGCTGGTAAGTCAGTAGTGAAGTTATCGAAAGAACTTCAACAACTAGCGGTACCGCAATTTAATGAAGCTGTTTTGAAGTCACAGCAATATTATAAAAAGCAGGTAAATTTAAAAGCAGCTCAGATTGCACTTAAAAAGCCGGTAGTCGATGGCCAAGAATTTACGTTAGGGCACTTGCCTGCATTTTTCTTAAACGAGTTGTCACGTAAAAATGCACCTATATATAGTAGCGCTGTTACGATTAGCAGCTCGCAAATTGAAAAGCTGTTAGCTGGCCAACTTACAATTGAACAAATCCACCAGCTAATGAACGCTATTCAAAAACCAAATGCGTACACATATATAGATAACAAAATTAGAATGACGTACCAGGGCTTTATGATCACAATTGAACTGGGACCAAACTTTAATACAGTTGTAGCAGCAGAAAAGATTTAAAGATTGCTCGCTGAGAATATTTAAAGAGCGTTTAAATGGCGTTTAAAGTGCGTTTAAAGAAAAGTTAAACGATCAGAAATGATCTAATTCTAAACGTAAAATGAGCAGGAATGATCAGATAATGAGTCAGTTTGAACGGTTAGAGTCTAAAAACAAGCGTAATTCAAAAATCATGAATTTTCGGCTTGGGATTGGCAAAGGTCAGTATTTACGGGCTTTTCCAAAACACGAGGGCGAAAATCTCCATACCTCCATAATTCTAGAAATGAACAACCCCTTACAACTAATGAACCTGCTTATAAAGATAAATACCTTATTTAACATAATATATATTATAGGAAGTAATGTATCTATATATAGCTATACCTATTCTCTGTGCATGTTAAGTCCAATACTAGGCGGTATCGGACATTAA